GAAAAGACAAACTGCTTTTTTGTAAACTAAAAGACATTCAAGAGGGAGATAGAATAATTAGAAACGAAGGAGGAAAGGATAGAGATTATAGAGTAACAGCAGTTAAAAAATTCCATCAGGGATTAAACCCTCATTTGGAAGTAAAAATAAGAATTTTCAAATCATGACGACCATAACCGTTACCATTAAGAATGCGGACGAAATAAAAGAAGCATTTAAACAAGCGCCCATTAAAATTATAAACAACCTTAATAAGGCAATAAATCATATTCTCGTAAAAGTTACAAATGACGCAGTAAGATTAGCTCCACATGGAAAATTAGGCGGAGGAAATTTAAAACAAAGTATCAGAAATTATATGACAGGACCATTATCTGGAGTGGTTATAGTTGGAGCAAGTTATGGATTATACGTGCACGAGGGCACACGCCCGCATGTGATAACAATAGTCAATAAAAAAGTTTTAGCCAATAAAAGAACGGGACAGATATTCGGGACGAGGGTAAATCATCCTGGCACAATGGGGATACCGTTTTTAAGCGGAGCAGTAAATGAAAATATGGGGTTTATAGATAACGAATTCGCAAAAGTAACAGAAAATATATTATAATTATGTCAACACATTTTCGCGATATTCGCGCCGCAATAAAAGCATTAATACAAACACAAGCAACGAAAGTAGCCATAGTTTACGATTACGAGGCATCGACTTTTACAAAGTTCCCAGCCGTGGTAGTTGCACCCTCGGAGAATCAAGCTGACTACGGTGACACACAGAAGGATAAAGACACTTTTGTGTTTAAGTTAAGGGCATACTTTATGGTTAAAGACGAAAACGACCATCCTAGGGCTGAGAGGGCATTAGAAGCAGTAGTAGACCAACTTATGACAATTTTTAGACAGAGGGACGCATTAGGACCCGTTTGCGACTGGTTACAACCGATCCCTTCTGTCTGGCAATATGAAATTAGAGGTGAAGCAATTTACCGCATGGCAGAAATAACACTCCGCGCTACAAAATATATTAATTAAATGTGCTATAATAAATAAAAACAAAGCATCACGAACAAAATAAGGATGCTCAAAAAAATATGTCATTATTACGGGGGGAGCAGTTAAACATCGGAATCGGAGTTGAGGACCAGGCATCAAGAGGTTCTTTTACCGGACCCGATGCATTCATTCCTGGACGCACACCATCAGGAATTACGGTAGAAACAATTAAAACACTTTTGAAAGAAACCCGCGCATCGGGAGTATCATCAAGAGGGTCGGTAGTAGTGCAAAGGAAAGCATCAGGTTCTCTTGAATTTAACTTACGCGCGCAGACGATAGGATACCTGTTAAAATCTCTTTTTGGCAAAGTAAGTTCCTTGCCGGTTGGAGGTTCTGCAACCGCGCACCAGCATACTTTTACCATTGAAAAATACAACCCTCAATTCCCAACCCTTTCAATCGCTTTATCCGCTGGCAACGAACAACACTACGGATACAACAATGGTTTAGTAAAATCCCTTGAAATAAAGACACCGGTAGATGACCTAGTAAACGCAACGGTAGAATTTATTGCATCTGACGAAACTCCGCAATCTGATTTCGTTCTTTCATTTGACGATAACGATGTTATATTCCGACCGCAAGATGTCAGTATTAAAATCGCCGCAGACGTGTCGGGATTAGCTGGAGCAACACCCATCGGAGTAAAAGAATTTAGCATAAAGCAGGATAACGGAGCCAAAGCGCAACATAATATAGGGTCCGTAACCGCAAAAGACCAACTGGCCGGTATAACAGACATCACAGGTTCTTTAGTTATTGATTACGAGAATACAACCTACCACGACCTATACAAAGCAGGAACATACAGAGCATTGCAGATTACCATAGTTAGAAGCGATATTGATTTAGACATTGCCGGCAACCATCCGACATTGGTAATTACACTGCCAAGAGTAACATTAGAAAAATACTCACCGGATAGACCTCTTGACGATATTGTCCGAGATAAGTTTGATTTCGTAGCTCATTACGATGAGAACGAGGACGAAGCCATTGAAGCAGTCCTGCAAAACAATATCGCCAGTTATGTGTATACTCCTTACGGTTCAAGTTCATAAACTATCCCAAGTACTCTGACGAAATTAATCGAGAGGGCGGAATAAAACGCCGCCCTCTTAAAAAAACACTATGGAATCTCCAATTAAAAAAATAACTCTGCCAGTAACCAAGGCAACAGCAGAAATAAAAGAATGGATCACCGGAGCAGATGCAGAATATATAGATGAGGCAATACTTAGCGCTTTAAGGGTAAAGCCGGACATCAAAACAAAGTCAGCTAGCACAGAAAACATAGACATAAAATCAATAACAGAACAGGTGCACAGGACAATAGAAAAATTTGTAATTTCAATTAATGGAATAAAAGAAAATATATTAAAAGAAGTACTCTCGCTTCCAGAAGAGGATTATAATTTCTTAAATAATTCCATATCTGAAACAAGAAATAAAAAAAAAATTTCAGATGGTCAATCAACACAATAGTTAATATATGCTTATCTGTTGGTTGGGACTATCATACATTTATGAATCAACCGGCATGGTTCATTGACGAAACAATTAAAGAAATAAACCGTCAACAAGAAAAACAAAATGGCAGATAAGACACTAAAATTTATTATAGATGCTGAGAACAGAGCAACGGCAAAACTGAATCAGGTAGAATTATCACTTGCAGGAACACAGAAAAAACTGGAAAGTATGAAACCGGCATTTGAAACAATGGCCGTGGCAGGGACAGTTGCTTTTGCGGCGATTGCAACGGCCGTAGGATTTGCAGTAAAAGAATACATACAAGCAGAAGCGGCGCAAAATAGATTAACTCAAATTTTAAGAACTTCAAGGGGGGCCACAGACGAACAAGTAAAATCATTATTGGATCAAGCCAATGCATTAGAAAAAGTTGGAGTGATACAAGCAGATTCAATCGTCCAAGCACAAGCGCAACTGGCCACCTTTGACTTAGAAGCCAGCTCGATAGAACGGTTAACCCCAGCCATTTTAGATTATGTAGTGGCTGAAAAAGGAGCCAGTGCCACCACCGACGACTTAAAACAACTTACAAACGGACTAGCTCAGGCATTAAACGGAAATTTTACATCTCTAACAAAGACGGGCTTTGTTTTAGATGATGCTACAAAGGCGCTAATTAAAAACGGAACAGAAACACAAAGAACAGAAGCCCTTGTAAAAGTTTTAAATTCAACATACAAAGGGTTTAACGAAACCGCAAGAAATACCGCCGAGGGATCAATGATAGTATTAAAAAATAGTTTCAATAATTTACAACAGGAAATCGGTAAGGCATTTATTCCTGCATTAGAGAGTGTTGTAAAAAAGATAACCCCAATCATAGAAAAAATAACAGAATGGACAGAAAAACACCCTGAGATAACTCGTTATATTATATTGTTATCAGGAGCGCTGGCCGGATTAACAGCGGCAATAGGAGTATTGGGGATAGCTATAATCGGATTACAATCACAATTAGCTATTTTAATAGGACAAATAGCGTTAGCGGCAGGTCCAATATCGCTTTTGATTTTGGCGTTAACAGGGGTGGCTGTTGTAATAAACGACAAACTTACCAAATCATCAAAAGATTTAATTAAGGAATACGATAATTTGTCAGAGAGGTCAGGAGCTCTTTATAATTCATTTCAAAAATTAAAAGATCCGATTGTGGCAGATGCTGAAGCAATAAAAGATTTTGCTGAAAAAACGGAGGAAGCTAACAAAAAAATAGCAGATATACAGAAAAACATAACAAATTTAATTCAACAGGGGAACGAAGATCAGATAAGCTATAACGAAAATAAAGCTCAAATTTTTATAGACCAAGAACAAAAAGTGGCTGATTTACAGACTGAAATAACAGAAAAAACAGCTGAAATTAAAAAGGCAATATCAGATGGAGCAGACGCAGATAGAATAGCTAAACTGCAAAAGGAACTCGCTGACACTCAGCAAAAGTTTATAGAAGAATCTGCGGCATTAATAAAATTTAAGAGTTTTTCAGATGATATACAAACAGCAATGACTGAAATGAGGCGCAGGGCGAATAATACTGAGTTCCAAAACAAATTAGAACAATTATTAAAAACGAGAATAGCAGAACTTCAAGCATATGCAGATAAATTAATACAATATCAACAAGAATTAGCAGACGCTCAAAAACAAAAAGATGAACTGATGGCGCAGGAAGTTAAGTATACAAAAGATTTGGCGGCTCAGGAGGAAGAAAGACTAAATAAAAAACGAGAAGTATTAAAAGAAATGCAAAGATTAGAAGCAGAAATTAACGCAATTAATGCCAGAGGAGCAGGAGCTTCGCCTATGCTGGGCACAATTTTAAAAACTTCAACATCATGGTATCAAGGCAGAGCATCAGGAGGACTCGTAACAGCTGGCACACCTTATATTGTTGGAGAACAGGGGCCTGAATTGTTTATTCCCGGAATAGGGGGAGGCACAATCATTCCAAACGGGGTAGGAGGAGCAAGCATTGTGCTCAACATTTCTGGGCCGTTTTATGGGGAGGAAGGAATTGCCGACAGAATAGGAAAAGAACTTATGAGAGTGATTAAGCAAAATGTCAAACTATGATTACGATAACCATAGACGGAACAGACAGAACCTCGATAATAGAATTGGGGTCGATAAATAAAAAAGATGTGATCAACCAGCAAGTTGACTCTTTATCTTTTAATATAATTTATCACCCGGGGCAGACCTTCAGACCCGACAATAATTTAGAAGTTGTAATGACAGACGGAGCGACAACAGTTTTTGCAGGAATAATATCATCAGTTTCAAAACAAAATCAGGCAAACGGTTCTGTTTTATATAAAATTCAGTGCAAAGATTACTCTTTGGAATTAGACAGATTGTTGGTAAACGAGCAATACGTGAACACATCGGTTGAGGACATCATAACCGACATTTTAACAAACTATGCCCCGACATTTACAGACGTTAATGTCAACTGCCCGATAAATGTAGAAAAAATATCATTCGCAAGAATAACCGTAACCGACGCCATTCAAAAATTGGCGGATATGAGCTCGTATTCATGGTACGTAGATTACGTAAAAGACATTCACTTTTTTGAAAAGAATTCTGAACCGGCACCTTTTAATTTAGCCGACGACGACGGAAATTACATCACAGAATCGTTATCTTTATCAGAGGATTTTTCTCAATTAAGAAACAGAGTTTTTGTAAAGGGTGGAGAAATTGAAGGAGATGTCAGATCAGAATTATTTAACGGAGACGGAGCAAAAAAACAATTTAAACTTTCAAATAAATTCGCGCATTTGCCGACAGTGACCGTGGGAGGCGGAGCAAAAACCGTAGGAGTAGATTACATAGACGATGAAACCGCCTTTGATTGTTTTTGGGATTACAACCAGCAATACATAAGATTTAAAGACACAACTATACCAGGAGCTGGCACAAATAATATCGTAGTAACCGGAATTCCTCTTTATAATTTAGTCGTGCAGGTTGAGGAGCCAACATCCATCGCGCAATACGGAGTGTTTGAATTTGCAAAAGAGGATAAAACAATTTTATCCCGTGACGTGGCCGTAGCTATGGCGAAAACAGAGCTTTTAGCTTACAAAGACGGACTTGTTGAGGGTTCATTTCAAACATATACGACAGGATTAAGATCAGGGCAAGTGATCACAATAAATTCAACCTTAATGGGGGTAGCAGAAACATTTTTAATTCAAAGAGTGGCATACAGCCAAATTTCAAAAGACGATGGAGTGTGGTCTGTTGAATTAGCTACACTTCGCACAACAAACATCATAGATTTTCTTATCGGATTATTAAAATCAGGTTCAAAATTAATATCAGAAGCCGGGGAAATAGTTTTAGAAAAAACCGTATTCCCGATAGAGAACATAACCGCCGGAGATGTGATTGATATAAACACAGACAACGAAGTGGCGCCCGAGGAAATAGATATTACAGAAATTAACACCGTGCAGGCAATAGATTACGGCGTGCAATTTGTAGTTGGGCCCCAAATACCCAGCGGATACAAACGGGTTTTTATATTGAATGGAAGTAGATTAGCATAATTAATTTGTGATATAATAAAAATATGAGACAATTTTCAAAAGAACATAGAGAAAAACTAAGCAAGGCGCACAAAGGAAAGAATCCCTGGAATAAAGGAATTTTTGGATTGATAAAACAATCGAAAGAAACAAGAGAAAAGAGAAGTATTGCATTAATGGGACACTCCGTTTCAGACGAAACAAAAAGAAAAATATCAGAAGCGCAAAAAGGAGATAAAGCGCACAGTTGGAAAGACGGACGAAGTTTAATAATGAAAATAAAAGATAAATTTGGAATGAGTGGCAGACATCAATTTAGATACAATGGAATGGCTGGTAAGGCCATGGAAATTGATAAAGTTTGTACTCATTGCGGTTCGGGAAATGACCTTTTAATACATCATTTTAATAAAAATAAAGAGGATAACAGGATAGAAAACCTTATAGTTCTTTGCAGGCAATGCCATAGTAAATTTCATAAAACACATTTAGATTCTGGCAAAAAACCATTTGACGGAGCGATGACAATGGCAGGAGCATACCTTTTTACACTAAGAAATGCATTCACTAACGAAATAGAAAAAAGACATTTTGCATTTAATGTTATATGCAAAACAGGTAGAACTCTTATTGCAAATAACCTAACCGACCCGACACCAGACAATGATATGCTGGCGAATTACGCCGCCTTAGGGAGCAATGCCGCAGTGGTTTCAGAAAACGACACCATACTCGGAACAGAAACATACAGAAACGCAGTGGCGTCAAGAACCAATGCCGACAACATCGCCTATATTACAGCATTTTTTAATCAAACCGAAGTGACGGGAACGTTCAAAGAAGCCGGGATATTCTGCGACGCAACCGGAGTGGCTGATTCAGGTATACTTTTATCACACGTAAACATTGACATAACTAAAACAAATACGCAAAAACTTACGATAGACTGGACCCTAACTTTATTAACAGCATAAAAATATGTCAGAACCCAGCATAACAAAAGTAGCAGGAGAGGAATTACCTGCAAGCGAACTCAACCAACTTCTTATAGAAGCCTTAAATGACTATCGTGATTTTACTTTGGGAGAAAATATATCAGCAAACTTGCCTGTTTATTTAAAAGCCAGTGATAGTAAAATTTATAAAACATCATCCGCCGCAGACGATGAAAAAATACATTCATTCGTAGGAATTTTAAAAGAAGCAGGAAGTACCAACGATGTTAAAAAGGTTCAGGTTTCAGGAAAGGTTGTAGGACTGAGCGGACTGACCGCAGGTCAAAAAGTTTATTTAAGAGATACAGCAGGGGAATACGGGGCAATAGGCACATACGAAAAACAAATAGGCATAGCAATTTCAACCACCAGCATTATTTTACGGGTGCAAATGGATGGCGTGATAACAAAAAATAACCAAACAATAAACGGGGTTAAGACATTCGGGTCAATACCAGAATTGCCAGCATCAGACCCGACAACAGATAATCAGGCGGTAAGAAAAAAATATGTTTCAGATAGAGAAACAAATGTTTATTTAGGAAGCCAAAATTTATCTGATGGAGCAAATACTATAACAGCTGGTTATCAAAGTGCCTGGAGATATGCGATAGTTCATATAATATTATCTGACCCAGGAAGCAGACCAACTCATGTAGAACTTTTTGTTTTTAAAACAGGAAAAACAAGTGCGGAATTTTATTATAATGCTGGAATTACTATATACGAAGGATGCACGGTTTCTGTTTCGGGGACAACTTTAACAATTGGAGAATTAGGAAGTTCAACTTTTAGTTCTGCAACAGCTTATTATTACCAGTAAAAATAGAATAATATGACCTACCAAGAATTCAAACAACGAACAATAGACGAATGCGACGACCTTTTACAGGACGAGGATTTATCGCCCGAGGAAAAACAAAAAATTGCGTGGTTAAGGTCAAGAATAATAATAGAAATGTAAAAATATGGCTCAAGAATACTTACAATTAGGAGCGACAGCAGTAGTTGCAATAACGGCATTCAAAGCAATAGAATTTATTGTTAACACTTTTGTTAAAAAAGAAACAAAAACCAACCACCCTCTTTGCCAGAATATTATAACACTGGAAACTTTGTTTAAAACAAATCTTGAAACACAGAAAGAAACATCAAAATTGATACACAATACCTTGCACACGACCGATAACGAGCTAAAAGAAAA